ACGGCGGCAGTGGCCGGAGGTATTCAACGATCTATTGGTCATGGAAACGGCAGTACTGGATACCTTGTTCGGAGAGACAGAGTGAGCGAACTGACATTCGGAATGCGCCTCACCTACGACGGCAAGAGCGCCGGCGCAGGGCTGGAAGAGACGCGCGCGAAACTGGACAGCCTGTCGACCTCCGGCAGCAAGCTGGCCTCGCAATACAGCGGCCTGAACCAGAGCGTCAAGCAGCACGGTGCCGAGGTGCAAAACACCGAGGCCAATGTGCGCAAGTTGCTCGACCGCTACGATCCGCTGGGCGCGAAACTGCGCCAACTCCAGACCGATTTCAAGCAGCTCAATTCCGCCGCTGCGGGCGGCAAGGTCTCCGCCCGCGACGATGCGCGCGTGGACCAGGTGTATGCCAACCTGCAGAAACAGATCACGGCGGCCAGCGGGGCGACAAATGGCTATGCCGTCGCCTCCACGAATGCCGCCCGATCGGCCGGCCAGCTGCGCATGGCCACCCAACAACTGCCGATGCAGTTCACCGACATCTGGGTTTCGCTGGCTGCCGGGCAGAACCCGATGACGGTGATGCTGCAGCAGGGCACGCAGATCAAGGATTCGTTCGGCGGTGTGGGCAGCGCTGCCAAGGCGATGGGCGGGTATATCCTGGGCATGATCAATCCTGTCACACTCGCAGTGGCAGCCATTGCGGGCGGGGCTGCCGCTTGGTACGCCTGGGGGAGGGAATCTGAAACGGCAGCGGACAAGTCTGTCGCCGCCGCCGACAAGATCATCGCCGGGATGCGGGCAACTGATTCCGTCTATGTATTGCAGCGCGAACAAGCCAAACTCGCCAATAAAATCCCTGTGCAGTGGCTCTACTACGACGACAAACAACTGGCGAAGCTGGATGAAGACTCGCGGAAGTTGATCGCCGAATACCGGAAGATCGACAAGCTACTGAAGGGCGAAGTCGCGCGCAGCACCCGTGAATGGGAAGGGTTGCATGCTACGGATGCCGAACGCAAGGCCGCAGAGCTGAAGCAAGAAAAGCAGCTCTTTGACGAGCAGGTTGCCTTGGCCAAAGGGAACTCGGACAAGCTCGTTAAATTGGAGCAGCGGCACCAGCAGAAGATCGCGGATATCAACAAGTCGTTCGAAAAGAAACAGCCAAAGGCCGGCGACCGCAAACAGATCGAGAAAGAAAACAGGCCGAAAGAAATCAACGGTGACGATCGCACCCGGGCTGAAAAGGATTTCGCCGCTGCCTGGATAGAGACGCAGCGCATCTTGCAGAACACTGATCCGCAGGCGAAGGCGAATGCCGAGTGGGAGCAGATGATCTATTTGCAGCAGACATTGGGCGCAGAGTTGGCCATGACCGACGAGCAGATGGGCGCGGCCTACGAGCAAGCGATGGCCGGCATGAAGAAGAAAACCGAAACCGCCGCCGACGGCATGTCCGAGGTGTGGAAGACCTACCGCGACAGCACGCAGCGGGTGCTGGGCGACCAGATGTTCGACGCGATGATGGGCAAGTTCAGCAGCCTGGAAGGTGCGTTCAAGCAGATGATCTTCCGCATCGTGGCCAACGCGGCATCCGCCCGTTTGACCGAGGCTTTGTTCGGCGCGACAGGGCAAGGTTCGTCTTCGGGCGGCTTGATCGGTGCGATGATGACGGGGTTCGGCTTTGCCAACGGCGGCACCTTCGGCGCGCAGGCTTTCGCCAACGGCGGCACCTTCTCCAACGGTCTGTACACCTCGCCTACCCCCTTCAAGTTCGCCAGCGGCGGCGGGTTTAACCTGGGCGTGATGGGCGAGGCGGGGCCGGAGGCGGTGATGCCGCTGGCGCGCGATAGCAGCGGCAAGCTGGGCGTGCGGTCGCAGGGCGGTGGCGGTGGCGGCGGCACGCAGATTGTGATCAACGACCACACCACCATCCACGTCGACGCCCGCTCTGATCGCGCGCAGGCGCTGGGCGAGATCTCGCAGTTGATCGACAACAGGCAGGCGCAGCTGGTTGACCGCCTGCGTCGGGAGGGTGCGATCGCATGATTATCACCTTTCCTTCCACGCTCACGCTGGTGACCGGCGTCGAATGGGGCCAGCTGCGGCGCGACCTGAACTTTGATTCGATCTTTGGGAGCCAGTCCGCCGAACTGTCGCCGCCGGTGTGGACGGCACTGCTGACCCCGGCGAAGTTCAGCCGCGCCGAGTATGCGGAATGGGAAACGGTGCTGCTGCAGCTGAAGGGCCGGCAGAACCAGCTGGCGCTGTGGCATCTAGACCGGCCGCAGCCGCGGGGCACGATGCGCGGCGAGATGGTGCTGAATGGCGCGCATGCGCAGGGTGATGACGCGCTCAATATCAGCGCCGGTGCCGGGCAGGCGGGCAAGACCTTGCTGGCCGGTGACCGCCTGGGGTTGGGTAGCGGTACCACGCAGCAGGTGGTGCGGGTGCTGGCGGATGCCACGGCGGATGCATTCGGCGCCATCAGCGTGCCGGTCGAATCATCGCTGCGCAATGCTTTCGGCACCGCCACACCGGTCACCTGGGATAAGCCGTGCGCGCTGTTCCGCCGCGTCGCTTCGCGGTGGAGCATGAAGCATGCGCGCGGCGGCGTGGACGGCACCGTGCTGGACTTGGTGGAGGATTGGAACGCATGACCGCGCGCCTGGATGCCGAGCAGCAGGCCGCGCTGGAAAAGGCGCACATCAAGCTCGTCTATTTCATCGAGTTCCACTTTGCCAGCCTGGTGTACCGCTGCTCCACGCTGGGCGTGAACGTGGGCTGGGACGGTTACGAATGGACCGGGTTTGGCCTGATCGGCAACTTCTCGCCCATCGACGAATCGCAGGGCACTTCGGCGGCGGCAATCACGTTCGACATAAGTCTGGCTGATGCCACTTTTGTGGCGCTGTCGGTCGGCCCCGTCGAGGAATATAGAGGCCGCGATGTGGTGATGTACTTCTGCCCGCTGGACGACAACTTCCGGCTCGTCGGCACACCGAAACGTTGCTGGCGCGGCACGATGGATACGCTGAACGGCGGCATCAGCGGCAAGCCGGACGAGGCGACCGGCAGCCTGCAGCTTAAATGCGAGACCTCGGCATATGGGTTGAAACGCTACCCGGCATTGCGCCTGAATGCGGCGCAGCAGAAACAGCGCTACCCGAACGACACCTCGCTCGACCGCATGACCCGGCTGATCGGCAAACAAGTGCCGTGGCTGTCCAGGAAATTCCAGCAGCGATGATCACTCTGGCCGACTACATCGCCGCGCGCCTCAACGCCCCGTTCCAGTGGGGCGTGAACGACTGCATGACCTTTGCCGTCGGCTGGGCCGAGATCGCCGGCGGCCGCACGCTGCTGCCCAAGCGCATGTGGCACACCGAGCTGCAAGCCGCGCGCCTCATCAAGCGCCACGGCGGGCTGGTGGCCGCGCTGGATGCGCACTTCGGGCAGATCCACCCGAACTACGCCAAGGACGGCGATATCGCCATCGCCGACGGCGTGGTGGCGCTGATCAGCGGCGCGCACCTGGTGGCACCGGGTGCCGACGGGCTGGTATTCAAACCGCGCACGGAGGCAGATCATGCGTGGTCGGTTTAGTATTTTTGCTGCCCTGCTGTTGGTATCGACCACGGCGGCGGCCATGCCGCAGGCGCTGGTGTTCGCCGGGGCATGGTTGTTGAGCTACGGCACCGCGCTGTCTGCAGCGGGCTGGGTGGTCGGCATCGGTCTGGTGGTGGGCGGCTCGGTGTGGGGTGCATCGCAACAGCGCAAAGCCATGCAAGAGCAAGAGGCCGCCGCGCGCGCAGCCTACAACGCCTCGCTCAAGGACCGTACCACCACCGTCATCTCGTCCGAGCACCCATATGTCTACGTGTACGGCAAAGAGGTGGTGGTCGGCGTGCGCATCGTGGATGTGCTGACCAGCGGTGATCGTGATCAGTATCACCATGTGGTCTGCGTGGCGGCCGACCACGAATGCGAGGCTATCCTCGATATTGCAATCAATGACAAGTGGCTGGGCGCGCTGGATGCCAACGGCAATGTCACGGCGGGTGATTACCTGTACGCCGAGCCGCAAGATGCCACGGAATACAAATCCGGCACCACCTTTACCCTGGCGCACACCCCGCTGGCCGGCAGCCTGCGCATCACCTGGTGGCAGGGGTCCATCGACAACGGCCGCGAGCGCGGCATACCCTACACGCTGGTGGGCAACGAGGTGACAGTTTCCGTCTGGCACAATTTTACCTGCTCGTATCGGTGGGCCAAGACCACTCCGCGCGTACGGGTGGCCAAGCGACTCGGCGCACCCGCCACGCCGGCCGACCCGGCCACCATTGCCGAGTGCCCCACCCAGTACACCGCCACCAGCACGATGGACGAGAAGTGCGGCCTCATCGTGCGGCTGGATCTGGACCATGCGGAGTTCCAGGGCGGCGTGCCCTCGGTCAAGTTGAAACTCAACGGCAAGAAAGTGCACGACGTGCGCGATCCGGCGTGGCCGGCCGATGTGCCGGTGTGCTCAAGCAACCCCGCGCTGTGCCTTGCCGATTACCTCACCAGCGAGATGTGCCGGGTACCGCTGACCGACCTGCCGCAGGCGGACTACATCGCGGCGGCCAATGCCTGCGATACCGTCGAATCGTTTGGCGCGCGGTACACCCTGAACGGCACGGTGCGGTCCGATCAGGATCGCGGCCAGGTGTTGGATGCGATGACCTTGAGTATGGCCGGCACGCTGTGTTCCACCACCTGGGGCACCCGCGCCGGGGTGTGGGAGGCACCGGTGCTGGCGTTGACGCAGGACGACATCGTGGGGGATTTTAGTTTTAACGCGGGCGCATCGGATGCGGATCTGTTTAACGGCGTGAAGGGCCAGTTTGTCAGCGCGGACAACCTGTGGGTGGCGACGGATTACAAGCCATACCAGAATGCCGCCTATATGGCCGCCGACGGTGCCGAGCTGTGGACGAACATCGATTTCCCGTTCACCGATAGTCTGCAACGCGTGCACAACCTCTGCCGCATTCTGGCCGAGGACCAGCGCAACGCGTTCACTGTGGAGGGGTACTTCTCGCACAAGGCGTGGGATGTGCCGGAACACGGGCAGCGCGTCACGTTCACCAGCCCCTTCCTCGGGCAGACCGCCAAGATCTATCGGGTGATGGATAAAAAGGTCGGCCTGAAACAGGCGGTATGGCTGAAGCTGAAGGAAGACGCGGCCACGATCTATGACATGGCCGATGCGGTGGTCGCGGATTCGACCCCCAATACCAGCCTGCCCGACCCCTTCGCCATCGCGCCGCTGGAGTCGCTCACCTGCACCTCCGGCACCGATGTGATGCAGCGCAACGGCGACGGCACCATCACCTCGCGCATCCTGGTGCAATGGCCGCCAGCCACTACGCCCGGCGTGGTGCACGGCGGGTACATCGAGGTGGAATGGAGCCGTCTGGGCGAGGATGTCTGGAACGGCACGCCGGCCAGCGGCGGCGCGACCGAGGTCTATATTGGCCCGGTTGAGGATAGTGCGTTCTATAAGCTACGCGCGCGCGCGGTGAACGCCACGCTGAATATCAAGTCGGCGTGGCTCTACGCGACGCACGAAGTCGAGGCGCAACAAACGATCATCAGCGAGCTGACAGATGATGTCGCGGCGGCGACAGAGGCTGTCGCGGCAGCGCAAGCCGCCGCAGAGCAAGCCGCCGCAGAGCAAGCCGCCGCAGAGCAAGCCGCCGCGGCACTGAGAGAGGCCTCTGGTCAGGCCGATGTCTCGCTCGATGCGCTGGGCAATGCGCGGATCACCTTCACCACCTACAACGACCCGCAGATCCTCGGCTACGAGCTACGCGAGGGCGAGACGTTTGATGCCGGGGTGCTCGTGGCTACCACCAGCGGCAACAGCTTCACGTTGCCGGTGTTGGGCAGCGCGGGGAAAATTTACTGGATCCGCGCTCAGTACGCCGCCGGCTATTCCACCGCCGGATACCGCATCGATTTTAGCGGCAGCAACATGCCGGCACCTGGGCTGCCCACCTGGAGCATCGCCGAGCCGAATTTGGTTTATGCCTGGGCGGCCTCGGCCGGCGCGGCGCAATACCTGTGCCTGTTCGAAGTGGGCGGTGTGACTACCGTTAAAACCGTCACGACGCCGGGCGTGAGTTTCCCGATCCCGAAGTACGACGCGACGATCCGCATCGTGGCGATGGCGGCGGACGGCACGTTGTCGCCGTTCGTGGACGAAGAGATCAGCCTCGGCGGCCAGTACCACTACAACGAGATCGTCAACGTCGCTTTGCCGCTCACCACCGGGCAGTATCTCAACCTGGCCTTTACGGCCGCGAACACCGTCAAGCGCGCCAGCCTGCTGGGCAATGCGCCGGTGGCACCCTACGCGCAGAACATCAACGACGGCGACCTGTACACGTTCGGCTACAACCTCGCCAACCTTGCCGCGTCCAGTATCCAGGGCATTTCCGCGAGCTGGTTCCGCAACGGCTTCTGGCGCGAGCGGACGGGCTACTTCGAGTCCGCCGTGGTGGACCTGGGCGCGGTGCTGACCGGCAGCCTGATCCTCAATCTGACCAAGACGGTGACTTATGTCGGCAATGCGCCGGTGTCGAGCTACGCCCACGTCTCTGCCGAATATATGGCCGATGCCAACACCCAGGCGCTGACCGACCAGAAAGCGTTTTTGACGGCGCGCTTCTTCGTGGCCACGGACAGCGCCTACAGCGCGAACTGGAAGGAAGCGGCGAACGGCGACTGGATCACCGCGCGCTACGTCAAGATCGTGGTGGAAGTGGCGATGGCCTCGCCGCTGACCGAGATCACCGTCACGGCCGGCGCGATCACCATCGACGTGCCGGACGTGACCGAGACGGGCAGCACCGCAGGCGTGACCAGCGCCGGCAAGGCGATCGCTTTCGCCAAGAGCTACCACAGCGTTTCGGTCGTCATCGCCACCGCCCGCGGGGCGGCCAAGGCCTACACCGGCAACATCACCGCCACCGGCTGCACGCTGTACGCCGATACCGGCTCCCAGCAAGTCGATTATTTTGTGAAAGGATTTTGAGATGACTTTTGATGCGGAAAAACCGAACACCAGCCAGACCATCGGGGATGTGATTACCTCGACCGCCTTCAACCTGAACGACCTGGACGCGCGCGATGTGGCGCACCAGGCCAACAGCACGACCGCTCACGGCATCGATGCGCTGCTGGCCGCTAAAGCGGCCGCCGAGGCGCACCAGGCCGACAGCACCACCGCGCACGGCATCAACACCATCAAGGCCGCGGCGGATGCCGCGCAGGCCGAGGTGACCGCCGCGCGCGGCAGCAAAGCCGCGCTGGCCAGCCGGCTGGCCGTTGCGCTACAAGCCGATGGCTGCATCAAGCTGTCCAGCATCGCCAGCAAGTGGCTGGACAACGGCGACGTGCCGACCTACATCAGCACCGCCAGCTTCAGCGTGCCCGGCGACCGCACCAAGGTCTA